AAACGTACCTGTTCCAGTAGTTGCACTGGATTCTTTTACCCTATCATTTAATTTAAACGCCATTTAAAACCTTACGATGTTAAACTGATAATAGCATTACTCGCTGTGCTTGGATCAGGAAACGAAATAGTAAAATCACCATTCGTTGCTGTCTTTGCTCCGCCAAAATCTAAAACCACAACTAACTTATCTCCTTGATCATCATTATATATCGCTGCATAATTTGCAGTGAAAGTTGCAGCTCCAGTTGTTGCTGCACCCCAAGTCACATCTGCAAAATCCACAGACGCAGTAGCGGTCGTTGCTACGACAGCCTGACTAGCTAAAGTTTTTCTAGCGTAGTTTGAACCACCTCCAGAAGAGACCTCATCATTAGTAGAAACGACTGTGCTAGATGTTGTATAAGTAGCTGAGATTGTTCCATTGTATAACGCTATTTTAAAAGTGTCTCCACCGTTCGCAAAATTATGCGTTCCAGAAAGAAGTTCACCTTTAAAAGAAAACGGTACTACGTTTGCCATATTTTATCTCCTTAGTATTTTGATGGTGATTCAGATTTTAGAGGAGTACGAATAGCACCATCTTGATATTCGTCTCGGCGTCTACGACCTTGTTGCTCGATCGCGTACGATTGTAAAGCTCTTCTAAAAGATCCTTCGTAATATTGTAGCATATCTGTTGGACCTTTCAAGTATCCATATGCTTCTACCAGACATCCATACAAAAGTAAATCCTGATATTTGTTTGATACATATGTTCCTGCTGTGGCTGCAGGAGCTGCTGCTGGAACGGTTGTATTGGTTATACTTGTTGGTTGTTTCACATAAGCTAATGTTATTTCATAAGTTGAATCTGGTGTAGGCGCAACCACCCAAAATTCTGCATCCCAATTACTATAATATTTAGGAAAACCAGATTGAGTAGATGGTGTATCATAAAATTCAGACATAAAACTTGTATCTCTTTTTTCTAAAAATCTTTGATCTCCAGCTGTATTTTTTAATTGAACATATCTGATAAATCTTAAATCTGCTGGAATTGTTACGTATCTATTTCCTGTAACAAGTTGTGATGTAGCATAAAATCTATTATCATCAGAGTCAGCATCTCTATAAATTCTGTTTTCTGCATTTTTAATTACAGTATCTAATACTGTGTCTGATAGCACACCGCTATCTACCTCTGTATAGTTTCTAATATCTGTTCTTAAATTATCTAAAGTATATGCCATTATGCTTGCTGTGTTACAGGTCCTGCTGTAACAAAGTCTCCTCCAAAATTACCACTTAACGTTGGAGTAGATCCTAACTCAAACGTATAAGTATCTGTGGTTATACTTGTTATACTAAATCCTGAAGAATTTTCAAATACTGTAAAAGCTAATCCTCCAGGGCTTCCATCAACATTTCTAAATCTAACTGTCTCAGAAACAGCTCTACCATGACTTGGTTCTGTTACCGTGATCGTTTGATCACTTGCAGTAATAGAAAAAGGATTACCTGGTAACATATTTTGTGTAGCAGGTTCTACACGATCAGGTCTTGCATTCATTAATCCTTGTGGATCTCCTGTGTATCTAGTTGGCTCCAATTGTGGTTGTTTAGCCTCAAATTCTGAGATATGAACAAAAGAACCATTCCATTCTTTCACCATCTCATTATAGGGAAATTCCATTCCTGATCGATCAGATATAGCCTTTGCATATTTTCCACTAGATAATTTAGACATTTGGATAATAAGTTTTTGGTGTTATGAAAGAACTAGAAGAAGAACCATCTTCCTCTAAAGCTCTATTTAATTCATCTTCGTATAACATTTTTAACATTTGAATTCTATCTGGTGCATATTTAATTGCTAGATAATAAGCAAGTCCTGCAAGCATACAAGGCACAAATCTATAAGGTACATCTGCATCATTAGTATAATCCCCTGCATCTTGAATTCTTTTAACATAATAATAGTTTAATAATTTACCAGCTTGATCAGCTCCTGGAGTTAAATACAGAGTTATAGTAATTCTATCTATTAATCTTTGAACATAGTATTGAGTTGGTTGTCCTGTAGATGTTTTATTAGACAACGCTTGATATGCAGATCTATTTATTTTTGTAAGAGGTGTATCAATATTATTATTTCTAAAAGATGCTTCTAAAACATCATCAACTCCAAAGACAGCAGTGGCATCAGATGTTCCATCTGCAGAAGATCTAAACATTGTATAAACTGATTGATCTGCAACTAATGTAATATTATTATTTGCAACTTCCCAATAATGCAAACCTCTATTAGCCCATTCTTGAAACATAATGTTTAAAGAACGTCTAGCTCCTTTTAATTGATAACCAGATACACCTGATATTCCTATTCTTTCATATGACTCTTCAACTATGTCAGAAATAGAAAAACCTTTTTCAAATGTAGTTGTTCCAGAAGTAGTATTAGCCACTTAGCCTCCTACTTATCTATTAAAAACGTTGCACCTACTAAATTAGCAATCGCAGAAACTTTCATTCCACCAGGAAACAAAATTCCATCTTCTGGTATGTTAAATGCAAATACGTCACCTTCAGGGCAATCTCCTTGGAATAAAGTTGTGCTGTCTGTGTTATCTTGCAAAGTAACTGATCCTGCTCCAGAGCCATCAGAAGCTAAGATCATTCCTCTTAATCTAGTTCTTCCAGCAAATACCGCACCAGTTCCTGTAACTCTTACTGCTTTTACATCACTTTTCATAATTTTATATTCTCCGTTAAATTTATATGGGCCCGAAGGCCCATATTAAATTAATTATACTGAGTCTTTACCGTCGTCAGCTATTGTGTATGTGAATATACCAACAGTAGTTCCGCCAGTTGCAGCAGAAGAACCTTGGTTCGCAGTTACTTGAACTGGACCAGAGATACCTGCTCCAACAACTAATGCACCATCAGCACCTTTTAAAGTGCCTTTAGTATCTGCATCTACTTCGTTAAAGAAACCATCTGGATCTGCAGATGTTCCGATATCAACAGTTGGGTTAGTACCGCCTGTTGCTCCACCAATTGTTAAAAATGAAATTGGTATTGCATTATCAGGTAATATAAAGTTTTCTCCTGCTGTGTGAGAAGTTCCAACTTTTACATTAGCTGCAGTTCCACCTACTGGGTTAAATGCAACAACTTCAGAAATAGATACTACTCCTGGAGTTGCGTTTCCTTTTCCAGCACCGCCATGTGATCTAACGATACCTTGGAATGTAGTTGTAGCCATATTATTATCCTCCTAATTACGTTTACACAGTCTTTAGGCCGTCGCTGTACGCGTCTGTGCAAACTTATTTTGTACAGATTAATTTTATACACTAGATTTATAAAGAGTGCAAGAGGGCCTGTAATGCGGAGTGGATTTTTTCCAACGATGTAGCTTTTTATTAAGTAGCTACAGAAACTTGAGGAGCAGCGCCTTCTATTTTATTTCGCAGATGCTCTTTTTTTGCCTCTGCCATTTTAATATGACTTAAGACTTCTCTAACTTGTCTATCAATCTTAACCATATTGAGAGTATATCTACCCTCTTTAAGATGCTCTTGCTCCCACTGAAGATCCAGACCTCTCTTCTTTGTATAAAGGTCGTTCAGATGTTGCATCATTTTCTCCATTAATAACCTCCTCATAGGTTATTCGGTTTATCTTGTTATCATAAGATATTCCAAGATATTCCCAAACTATACCTTTTTCTCCTAACTTGTCAAGTATAGCTTTTTCTAGTGAGGCTGAGTTATCTTCACATTCAACAGTGAATTTACCATAATGGTCATAAGCCCAGATTTTTACTAGAATTTTTTTCATTAATTTTCTTCTTACTTTCTAATTGTGGCGGAACAATGTCCCGCCACAAAAATTATATATTAAGCACCTGGTGATGCAAAAATACCTCTAAAGTCAGATACTCCAAATGAATATCTTTCTCTAGCTTTGTATCTCACGTTACCAGTATCGAAATCACCTTCCATCGCTGTTTTGATAGGAGATCTTTCGAAGTACTTCATACCATTCGGCACATCAGTGATAATGTAGAACGCATCTGTATCAGTTAAGAAATTGTTAATTCTGTAACCTTGTGGGATCATACCCATAGACGCAAGTGCATTTACATCATTGTCTGCTGTTCCAGTTCTACCCTGAGATTTCATCAATCTTTCAGCTGTGAACTGTAACTCACTAGGAATAATCATTTTTATTCCTCTAGCAGCAACTTTAAGTCCTCTCTCATCAGTGAATGCATTAATGTCGATTAATGATTGCTCTAATGAAGTCTCATTTAAGTCAGCTGCTGTTGTTAAAGTGTTTTTAACAGTCCCAGATATTGTTGGGTGAGCTGTGTTAAATAGCGTTACACCATCACCTGATTTGAACGTACCACCTGGTAGTCCATTATTTAGGATGCCCGCTGCTTTAACTTGTTTAGTATTCGCCATAGATCTAGCTAATGCTTTTGTATATCTACTAGCAAGTCTGTCATACAAGTTATCCTCAATTGCTTCTTCAGTTATAGAGAAGGCAAGAGCTACAGTCTCGTGACTATATCTTGCAGTGTAAGTTTCTTGAGCATTGTCAAAAACAACTCCACTTCCTTCTGGTTTAACTTGAGCTTTTGCGAAACCTGATAACATAACTTCTTCTTCAAACGCTCTGTCTGAAGATTCAGTAGTGTATATCTCAGCATGCTGATTCTCATAACGCTTATACTCCAGGCCGAATAAGGCATTCAAACCTGGCTCTAGTTCTTTAACTAGTTGTCCTCTACTTATAGCCATAATTATATACTCCTTATATTATATGCCCGCTTCTTGTTTCAAGAAGTGTTCGTTAATTGTAACAACAAAGTTTACATTTGCAGATGTTAAGTCGTTATTTTCAGGATCTTTAGAAACACCGATAACCTTTAATTGGCCATCAGAAGTTGCTAAGTCTGAATCGTCTAACTCAACTTTTGAAATGAAACTTGGTGAACTTCCAGCAGTGTACTCGATATTAGCTACATTACCAATATCAGTTTGTGCAGAAGCACCTGTGTTGTTTGATTGTACTTCAAACCTTTCATAAGGATCATCTGATACAAAACCGACAATGTCAGTTGCTGTATTAGATGCCTCTAAATGGTTTGCAAATGTTGGTTTGCTTGTCGAAGCATCAGTGAAAAAGACACCATTAAGGGGTCCTAATAAAACATCACCTGCTGCCGCTACACCAATTGTACCAGT